TGCCAGAAGCGATATTGAGCGATGAACAATGGGACGCGCTAAAGGCCGCGAGCATAAAGGGCATTGGTGACGATGAGCTAGCCAAGGTCTTTGGGATTGAATCTAACTCGATCAGACAAAGACGTTTTCGCGATGAGGTATGGAAAGCAGCAAGGGGGCAATTGAAGCCAGTTGTAACGCAAGATGTAACCCAAGGCCAAAATCCTGTAAAAACCATAGAGAACACCTCACAGATTGCGCAGAAAGTGGCCCTCACGGTGTCGGAGAACATCTCCAAGCTAGGAGAGCAGAATCGTCTCCTAGCCCTTCAAATCGCAGGGAAAGGGCTAAAGCAAGCGAATGCCGCTCCGCCCGATGTGCAATCGTGGCAGGATGTCAAAGCTTTGATGGACATCGTGGCGAAAGCTAGCGGCATGGATCAGGCTCAAGCGGTGCAAGTTAACGTCCTTAGCTCTCAACCCATGGATTTTTCCCCTCACTTCGAGCCGCTTGTTGAGACTGATGGGGTCGTTGATGTGTAAAGTGTTGAGTATCAACAAGGTTCAATTTGGCATGCTCGCTGTAGTTTGTAGTTATATATTAACCCGGCATTTTCCCCTTCGTTCCAGCATGCCAAGGGGTAACCCGGCACCATCGAGCGCCAGGGCTGGCAGCGGCAGCGGCGTAGAGCGGTGGCCGGGGCAGTGGGGCAGCGCAGGCCACGGGTCGGGTGGGTATGGTAGTCGCGGGCCAGCCCGGCTCGTGTATAGCGTATCCATTCTCCTCGCAGGAGCACTCCCACTTGAATCTTACACCCACAGTTTAATACCAACTCTAGTAGCCATCTCAAACAGCTCCTTTGGTATATCCATGGCATCAAACAAACTTACATTATCCTGCCGTTCTTGATTATCTTTGCCCCACAGTGGTCTGATATTCCTCCAATTGAAACAGACCACTAAATGCTCCTCATTAGTCATGTCGAAGTAGCTACATGGAATGATGTGATCCAGATGCCATCCAAACACGCCATAGTTGCTCCAGTTCATATCGGTTCCATCCAACTGCTTTTCCACATGGGCCAGCATCTCTTTGGGAGAACATCCCATGTATTTGGTGATTGAACTGGTTTTCTGTAAACCCCTCCTTTGAAGTAATTCACGCAACCTATTGCTCAATCTGTTTTTGATTCTCACATGATTTGACTTTGGCTTTCCTTTTTCTCTAACCCGCCGCTTCTTTCTGGCATCTTTTAACTTACACCTCTTGCCACAAAACTTCTTTGTTGGGTGGATGGTTGTAAATTCAGACTGGCAAACATGACATGTGCGATTCACCTCAACTGCCGGTTTGATTGGATTCTCCTCTCTCCATTTTTGATGCAGCCTGATTCTTCCAGCAACAGATAGGCATTTGTCGTCGCAATATCTCCTGGAATGACCTGTCTCTTTCTTACAGTGCTCACAATGAGAGTAAATAATGGTTGGCTTTTTATTCGCCTTTCTTTTCTCTCGCTCGACCTTGTTATTATTGATTTTACGGCAGGCATCGCCACAGAATGAATGCTTCCTGTATTCCATTGGCTGATGGCACTCGACGCAATGCTTCTGTGGCCTATTGGGAATGACGTATGCCCGATTCCATCTGCAAGAATCACTGCAAAGTGAGGAAGATGGATGTTTGGCTAAAAATTCCGCCTTACATTTGCGACATGCCTTTATCTTTGGAATCCATTCGGTTTTTATCTTTGGTTTTTCAGATTTCCTTTTCTTTGCCGAACCGGCTCGGCACTTGATGGTACAGTATTTGCGCCTATAACCAACAATCTCACATGAGCACTCCTGGCAGAATAGCGCGATCTTTTCAGGCTTGATTTTCTTCACCCTCTTGGGCCTTTGACTTTGTAGAAGTTCTCTAGCCTCCCTCTTGAGGCGACATTCTACGGCATAGAAATAGTGAAAGGCATACCCACATCTTCCAGGACATTCTTCAAATAGCATTTTGTGCGAATGGCACCAGTTGACGATTTCTCTTTTCATTCACATTCCTTACACTATCTTTTGCTGAAGACAAATAAAACTTACACAAATATGCCACGTCCATCCAAATCTCTCCAGGGTCAGCGCAGAGGCTCCCTCGTTGTTCTCTCAATGATTGACCGAAACAAGCATGGCAACTCACGTTGGCTGTGTCGCTGCGACTGCGGGAAAGAACTTCCCGTTTGGTATCAGCACCTCACCACGGGAAAAAGTGAGTCATGTGGATGCAGGATTAAACCTGTTGAAAAATGATCCCAAAATTTCTCCCTCTAAATTATATCTTATATCATTTGATCCTGTACGTTTGTGTGGTTACAGTTGGGAATGCAATCCTTCCATTTTAACTTCAAGAACCTCACGGGCAAACGCTTTGGTCGCTGGACGGTCTTAGCTCACGTTCCAACGGGCAAGAAAGGCTCTACCGTATGGAAATGCCAGTGCGACTGTGGACGCATCAAGGAGAACGTGTTCTACACCGCTTTAACAACGGGCAAGTCTCTCTCCTGTGGATGCCTTAGAACCGATCTACTGCGCGGTAAAGCAGTGGATGTGAAGCCGGAAAGCCCAACTGCTGCTGAAGAGCCTATTGGTGATTTGGCTGAGCTTGAGGCGATGCTGGTTGATTCCAAGAAGCCTGTGGCATCAGAGGCTAAAAAACTCATCCTTAACGATCAACGTCTGTGGCGCTGCATTGCTCGTTGTCGAGTCAAAGGACTCACCTACAAGGGTCAGAAGCCAACGGATTTCTACGTCAAGCTGGCACAGAAGGATGAGCTTGCGATTTGGCTGAGAGGATAAATATCTTATTGTATTTGTTGCATCGACAGAATCGGTGCGCGATGGTTGATGACGATATGAAACTAACAGAACAAGAAAAACGAATCAAGCTGGCTGAGGCTGGCGGGTGGGATGAGTCGCCGTCGGGCAAATGGAGTAATAACGGATTTATTTTGCCTGACCCTCTCAATCCACCAGACTACTTCAACGACATCAACGCGGTGCAAGAACTTCAAGATAAGTTGACGAATGATCAGCAGTTTGAATTTGTTTATCATTTAAACGATGTTCTTGAGCTTGTTCCGTTAAGTTCGCCAGCAAGCTATAGGGAGGTTGTTTTGTTTGCGTTTGCCAACGCAACCGCAGCCCAACGTGCCGAATCTCTCGGCCTAGTCCTCAATCTCTGGTAAAATATGCGAAACATAAACCTCCCCAAAACTAAAATCTACATCCGCTGTGACGCCTTCGGTGGTCCAGAAAACGAATTTGAAACAGCTTGGCTTGTATCTGTTCGAGCGATGCGTAACCGTCCATTCTGCTTCCAGGCATGGGTGGAGAAATACGCCGCCTGTTTCGACAAAATTCCACCTCAATGCGTCTATTGGTTCGAGCCGGAAGACGATCACAAAGCACTCCCGCTACACAAAGTTCAGATGTGGGAATGCCTTTCAGGCTCCATCGAACTCTGGCGCAAGGATCAGTTGAGCGACGTGCCGGTGCTGGTGAACCTGGGCAAGGGATTGCCGCCTATCTCAGGCCACTACTGGTTCACTCTCGACTATCTACCAGAGGGTCAGCCAAGCGGTATCCTTGACGTGGGTGATGCAGAGCTTCTTGAAGAGCACAAAGAAGGCAACGTCATCAAGCTCAGCAATGGGCAGATCGCAATCTACCCGAACAACCGCATCAAGTGGATGCCAGTTTCATTGACTGGCAAAGATGCAGCCTCGACTATTCCTGGTTGGAACGTGGCTACTAACGCTCAGTGGGATGAGTGGTGGTCTGATTCGGATGAAATCCTTGGTGATGCCAAGTGGGCGTATTGAGGTAACAAAAATGAATAACCTGAAATGAAGACCAATATGGCCTTGATTCGGCTTCCTAATGACGTGGCCCGTTGCGATGGCGTAGGATTCGATGAAAACGGCAGTTGGGACTGGCGCGAAGGCTGTGAGACGTGTTTACGCCGCACTGCTCCACGTGGAGACATGATGCTCATATCGTTCATCCATCCGCCTGCGATTGTCGCTTTCGAGTGCGAGTTCCTCATTGAGCCAGACAACAATCATCTCAACCTAACACCTTAATGGGACGCTCACCAAAATCACTCATCAACGAAACCTTCGGCAGCTTGATCGTTGTCGAACTGGTATCTCGCAACACTCATGGCAATAGCCGCTGGCTGTGCCAATGCGAGTGCGGAAACAAGACCGAGGTATATTATCAAAATCTCACCTCTGGAAGTGTGCAGTCCTGTGGCTGCTTACCCAAGGGAAGGAAGATTGGCTCCAAGAAACAATCCAAGTAATGACTATGAATACAGAACACGACAAACCAACGCCTCCTCCAGGATTCAAACTTGTTAAGGGGGCTGAATTAAAAGCTCCATTTGATACCAGATTGCTCGTGTTTACCGATGAAGACACATGGGATGAATCTGTTTATGCAGGTTCAAATAGAGCAATGCTCCATGCAGACTTTTGCTCATGGTATGCGACCCCGGATACACAGCAATCCATTTCCGAGGAGGCCGCAGCAATCGTCGCTGGAGAACGTCAAGCCGACTACGGCGATGCGAACGAATCTTTTGCTCGCATTGCAAATCTGTGGAGCGCCTACACAGGTTCTACCATTGAGCCTTGGGATGTGGCACAAATGATGATTCTTCTGAAAGTCAGCCGAGCCAAGACGAGCAAGAAGCGAGACACCTTGGTTGACATCATTGGATATGCCGAGTGCGCAGCGAAACTTAACAAAGTTGAATAATATTTGGGCTATGCGGTCCTGATGCCAGACTTTGGGAGGGGAAAATGTGAAAAAGTGTAAAAGTCGAGCACATGCAGAAAACAGGCTGTAAACCATTGATGATCAATGAGAAAAGCGCGTAAAGCTAACATAATAGAATAGACAAGTGGTTAACACAATTCAAGATAGTTCATGTTGACTCTTAACTAGAACTAACGCATTATGAGCCATGTCATTCATCAAGGCACACTGCGAATTAGTCACTTCCTCAGTATGGGAAGGTCCGTATCACCAGAGGATTGCGTGGATGGCCCTGATGGTAACTTGTAAAACTAACGGCATCAGCCCAATCACCGAGGCGTCTCTTTACCGGGTGGCAAATATTACCAAGGAGGAAGCGGATGACGCCATTCTAGCTTTTACATCGCCAGACCCAAAATCACGCACCCCAGATAATGAAGGGAGACGTATCGAGCGAGTCAGCGGTGGATTCAAAATCCTGAATTATTTTCAGTATCGAGATATAAGGACTCCAGAACAAAAAAATGCCTACATGCGCGATTACATGAAAAAGTATCGCAAGCAGAAAAAGGATAACCTTTCGTGGGAGGAGGTTTACAAGATGGAGGCTGACGACGCTATGACGCTTCCAATACCTGGTGAGTTTGATGCCTCAGTCGAGGCTGCAATAATCGACTTTCTCAATATGCGTTATGAGCTAGCGACAGCACCAAAGCGTAAGCAGGATCGAGTTCGTTTCTCTGCCTCCATGGCAAAAGCCCTTTTTGACGAAACCCGCGTGGCACTCATCACCCTGACGCCAGCAGAGATAGCTGCTAAACTGCGCAACACGGCCATCAGTGGCTACCGTTCGCCGCGCTTTAACTCGCTCTACCGATGAATATTCCAGAAACATTCAGGTTACCAGCAGAAGCCATGGCTGCTAGAAGACTAACTGGGATAACAGACGACAGCCAGCGCCAAAAGATCATCAATGAGATTTCCGAGGAAGAGTGGAAACTCGACAGGGTTGAGTGGCGAAACTGGATGGATATGATGCGAGGTAAATTTGCCAGAATACACACAACACCACAAGAACGAGTGAAAATCACTCTTGCAACCTATCGCAAAAAGCCATAAGCTATCAATTATATGGAAAAGAAGTTCTCTAAAACAATCAAGAATCCTGATACTGGCCGTGAAAAGACGGTGAAATACGGCCAAAAAGGCAGCAAAATTGGCCCTATTGGCAGCAAGCGTGCTGATGCGTATTGTGCTCGCAGCAACAATATTGCAGGCGACTGGCGCTCTGATCCAAATTCGCCCAATTCCCTGTCGCGTAAAAAATGGGGATGCTCAGGTGCTAAAAGCGTGAAGAAGAAGTAACGCCATGAATACTGAAACAGTCTGGATGTCAGTCATTCTACTTTGCATTTTCCTGGTCAAATGCCTGACTGAAATCGGAAAACATAATCTCAATCTACCATGAAAGACTCATGCTACAAAAAGGTCAAAGCAAGCTACGACGTGTTTCCATCGGCTCGCGCTTCTCAAGCCATTGCTAAGTGCCGCAAGGAAAGCGGCAATGTTCGCAAGACTGAAGCTGGCTCCAATCTCAAGCGATGGGAGAAGGAGAACTGGAAAGACCAACGTACTGGTAAGCCTTGCGGATCAGGTGGCGATAACGAGTATTGCCGACCAACGAAGCGAGTTTCATCCGATACGCCTAAAACAGCTAGCGAATTAGGGCGCAATAAGGTTCAGACCAAGATGCGCGAGAAATCCCGTGTTGGCATGGGTGCTAAAGTCAGTGCAGCTAAGTAACAATTTGCCCGCCGTGCCTGTGCTAGCCGAAGTACCTCGCCAAATTGGATTGGTAATTACCGACGAGAAAGTAGTGGTCGAAAAGCGCAAGAGAGCACACAACTTATGTGAAGAGGCTCAGCCTCGGATCGAGACTCTTGCGGCGGCGGGCAGCTAATTTCAATATATCAATATGGACGAAATGACAAAATCCCACAAGTGCCGAGTCAGGCATGGAGACTATCAGTTTATTAAAGGATCAGTCCTTGATATTGGCTGTGGTCCAGACGCCATCAAACTTAATCCACCATCAACCGTTCGAGGTTGGGACTTGCCTGATGGAGACGCGCAATATCTGACCGGCGTTAATGACAAGTCGTTTGATTGTGTAGTGAGCGCCCATTGCCTGGAACACATGAACGATCCAGAAGTAGCTCTTCAAAACTGGAGCCGAGTTCTCAAAGAGGGCGGATATGTGTACATTCTAGTTCCGCTCTATAGTGCTTATGAGAAGTTCCGCGACTTCCGTTTTGGCAGTTCGCATCAAGCACGCTTTAATCCAGATCACAAAACATCGTGGGATATTGTTAGCGTGGACAAGCCGATGAACCACGATCACTACGACTACAAGCGCATCGTTCAAATGGGCAAGGATGCTGGATTGCACCTTGTTGATCTGCGTATGGAACTAGACGGCTTCCATTGGGACAAGTGGAACGATCCTGATTTTGACTCGACTATGCACGGTGGGCTAGCTCAGTTGTGCATTGTGTTCAATAAGATTTAGTATTATGAATTTACTCCCGGTAGTCCTCAACATAGCGCCTCACGAAAAACGTCAGGCTGAACGCTTGGCGCAATACCTGAAAGAGCTAGATGGCACCGAGGTAATTACGATGTCGTTTCAAGACCCTCCTGGCATGCGTTATCCAGAGGTGGCAAATTTAGCGTTCAAGCAGTGCGCTAAAGCAATGCGTGGTAAGGCTTTTATGTGGATTGAGTGTGACTCTATTCCGATCAAGAAGGGATGGCTTAAAGCGATCACTGATGAGTATGTTAAACAGGGCAAGCCGTATCTTTATCCAAAGACTCGCAATCCGCCGTTTGATAACTTTACAGGCATTGGTGTGCAAGGACCGGACGCATACGAGCAAGCTCCAGTTGGATATACTACGGGCGGATTTGATGAGTGGATTTCTACCAATTTTCCAGATCAAATTGGACTCACTGATTTGATTCAACACTCGTATGGCTTCTATGATTCTAGGGGTGATGTCACACTCCACGAGTTCCCGCGTGATTTGCATATTCTGCGAGATGATTCTGTGATCTTCCACAAAGATAACGCTCAGAGTTTAATCGACCACATCATGCCATCCATGAAGCGTGATGAGATTATTGGAGTTTCTGGAGTTGGTGATTTGGGGGATGCGGTGGTAAGCTTAGCAACACTCAAACACCACGGCGGCATGTTCGATTATTACGCCCGCGATAATGGATCAACCAAGGGATTTGTTGCAAGACTGCCGCTAATCAGGCCACTGATCGAATCACAGCCATACATCAACTCTGTAAAAATCTGGAAGCGAGAGCCTATTGCTTGGGCATCAGAAGGCTTCCGACCAAGTTGGCATGACAGAAGACGCAATCTTGCTACCTGCCATGCTCAGCATGCTCTTGACACGCACTTCATCGACACGCTACCAGACATGAGCAAGCCGTGGCTGACAGTTGAGCAAAACAAGAAGTTCAACGGCCTCATAGTCATCAATCGCAGTCCTCGCTACAATAATCCACATTTTCCATGGAGAGAGGTAGTTGAACACTATGGAAATCTTTTGTGCTTCATTGGATTGCCGCAGGAGCACGCTGATTTTGAGTATCATTTTGGCAAGGTTCGCTACATCGTCACACACGATATGCTGGAAGTTGCACAGGCGATTGCCGGAAGTGAGTTGTTTATTGGCAACCAAAGCTCGTGCATGACAATTGCCGAAGGATTGAAACACCCTCGAATCCTTGAGGGATCACTCATCATTCCAGACTGCATTTATCCCAAAGCGCATAACGCTCAGTATGTCTTTGATGGAACGGTGACTCTTCCATCCGTCGCTCATGTTCCAGTAAAAAGCCTCAAGTCTAATGCTATTCATTGGTCAAACTTCGACACAACGATTGTGCCAAAAGTTGGACGTGGATATGGTTGGATCTATGACCATGGCAGCATTCGGATTCAAGAGGGCACCGTGAGAAAAACAGCATTCAAGGTATCCAAGCTGCTTGGAATTAGCCATGAGCAAGCCGAAGCAGAAGTTGTTAAGGCTACCGTTAAAGCCGCGCCAAACTCTTTTAGTGGCAATCTACGCATGTCAAACATGACTGCTGCAATGGATGCCCTTCGTGAGAATGGCTACACAGATCATCCAATCTTTACTCTCACGAGTGGAAATATTGGAGATTTGCTTTGAAATTCTATTTGACCACTTTCAATCAAACCCTTATAACCAAGAAATCTTATGCTCTTAGCTATTCCTGTTAGTGCCAGTGACGCCAAAAACCTGCCCCATACGGCGGAAATCTTCAAGAAGTTCGGTCCTTATGCTGGTTTCCAGTGTGCAATCTTTGCCCGTTTAGAAATTGAGAATGAAGCTCGCGTATTTGCTGAGCAGATTAAGCCTTTATTCTCCAACCTAGACATTCACATTATCGATTTCCACTCCAATGGAGCTACGGAAGCTGCCGCTAAGCATTTCCGCGCTGTTGCTCAGACGGTAAGTGAGAAATATACCGCTGGACCTTGGTATTTCTATGAGTTGGACAATACCCCAATTCAAATTGGCTGGCTGAGTAAGCTCCAACGTGAGCATCACGAATCTGGCAAGGCCCACATGGGAGCAATCGTTCCAACTCGTGGATTTTCTATCATGCCAGACGGATCACTCAAGCCGTCATTTGGCGATCCTCACATGGTTGGCACTGGCATCTACCATCATGCGATGGGCGCTCTTTCGCCAAACATTGGTCAACTTGACCGTTCCATGCCTTGGGCTGGCCCACTTGAGCCTTTTGACATCCGACTTCGCTATGAGGTTGTTCCACACGCTCACAATACGATTCTCATCCAGCACAACTGGAACACTGGCAACTACCGCGTAGAAAATGGACAAATTGTCTGTGATGATCTTTCTGGTGACGTGAACCTGAGTCACGCTAAGCCTTATGACGGCCACGCAGTAGTCGTTCACGGTTGCAAAGATGGAAGTCTCGCGAAACTGGTTTTGGCTGACAAGATCACAACTAAGGCTTCCGACACTAATAAGGTTGAACCAAAAACGGTGGTTGAAGAACCAAAAAGCCTGACTGGACAAGAAGGCCAGCTTCCATCTGTAGGGTTCCTTGCCTTCCGAATTAAAGGAGTTGTGGAGGCTAGTAAGGATCGCCTGACAGCCAAGAAGATTGCAGAGCAACTTGGCGTTAAGATTGATGAGATCGTTTCCGCATGTTCCGAAACTGGAAGTGGATTGAAGGTTGCGGGACCGCCTAAATGGGTTAGCCTCGTTTAATTATGTCAGACGCCACAAATACCCTTGAGTCTTATAATCCTCCCGTCGTAGATGACCGGGGCAAATTCCTTGACGAGCGAATCAAGGATGTTGGCGCTGCTCGAAGCCTTTGGTTCCGACTTCAACAGGCTGATTTGAAATCGAATCAGCAGATGGCAAAGGTTCAGGCAATGGTTGATGGCGCTCCTCCATTGGACCAAATGCAGCTTGCTAAGCAGGGTCTGGCATACATGTCCAACTTCAATCCAGGCGATGCCAAAGCTGTTCTGGATACTTCTCTTGCTGCGTTCTATGACCTTATCTCTGGCACCGAAAGCCTGATTGACCTTCGCACCAAGTTTGGCTCTGAACAGGAACGTCAAGAATGGTCGCAGAAGATGAGCTTGAATATGAGCCGCGTTATTCGTCGCTGGCCTCAGTTCAACTTCAAGTACAGCTATATCCCACACTACATGGTTCTCCACGGTGTTGGTATTGCTTACTTCCAAGACCCTCTCAATTGGGAATGGGATGTGACGAATCTCGCCTACTTCAAGATTCCTCGTCAGACACGCGCCAACGAAGCTGAAATCCAATACGCCTGCCTCAAGAAGCTAGAGAATCCCGCTGACTTGATGAAGTACATCAATATGGGCGATATTGCTGATGAGCAAGGATGGGATCGCGATCAACTCAAGAAGGCGATTATGAACGCCTCTGAGCAGATTCCAGACATGCTCAACTGGATGGAATGGGAAGCTCGCTGGAAAGACAATGACATCACCTATGGCGAGACGAGTCCGTCTATCTCTGTGATTTACATGTGGGTGCAGGAGCTTGATGGAAGCTACTCTATGTATGCTTTTGCTGAGAATGGCTACCCGATTACCGATGGAGTTCCTGAGAACTTCCTCTTTAAGCGTCGTCACCTTTATCGCAATGCTAGCGAAGCATTTACCTTCTTCACTCGCGGTATCGGCACCAATGGTAATTATCACGGCATTCGCGGCCTTGGTTCTGATATGTTCAATGCTTTCCAGCAGTTGATGCGCTTGGAAAACAAGAAGGTTGATGTCGCACAAACCGCTGGCCCACACTGGCAGGTCGAAAGCGAAGAGGCAGTCGAGAACTTCCGCATCGTTCCGTATGGCGCTGGCTATCTTGTGACTCCTGGAGCAAACTTCGTCCAGGTTCAGCAGCCAAATATTATCCAGAACATTGAGCCAGCCGTTCAAAGTCTGCGTCAGACTTTCTACAACAACATTGCTCAATACACGAGCAGCAAAACGCTCGATACCGGCAGGGAGCTTTCCAAGTTTGAGGCGATGTCTCGAATGGAAATGGCGTCTCAGCTTTCTGTGACTTCCATCAACCTGTTCATGCAGCCGTTTGATCGACTGATGAACGAAGTTGGTCGTCGTTTCTTCCGTCCAGGATACCAACGTAGTGAGCCTGGAGGTGAGGAAGTTTGGCAGTTCCGCCAAATGTGCCTTGAAGATGGTATTCCAGAAGAAGCATTGAAGAACATGGATTTGCGCTATACGCGAGCCAGTCGTTCCATTGGCTTTGGTAGTCCTTCTGCACGTCGTTTGGCATACGAGAACCTGATGCCAATGTACCCGTATTACGATGAATACGGCAAGCAGACTCTCATCCGCAACTTCACTGGTGCTATCGCTGGCTGGCAGATGGCTGATGAGCTTACAACTCCTGCTGGAGCCAACCAGCGCCCACCGATTGATGCTGCAATTGCAGATGCTCAGAATGCAATTCTTGCTCAGGGTGCCACTCAGGCAATTCTGCCAAACGAAAACAAGAGCGTTCACTTGCAGGTTCATATTGCCAAGCTGACTGAGTTTTATCAGCAGTTTGACCAAGCGGGTCAGAATCCTGAGATGTATGCTCAGATTGTTCCGCCAATGTCAAACATCTTTGATCATGCTGCTCAGACTCTTGAGCAGTTCACTGGTCCAGAAGCTCCTCAATTCCGTCAGCAACTTCAACAGTTCAATGAGATCATTGTCAACGGCTCGCGACACCTACAGAAACAGCAGGCGATGGAGGCGGAGGCATCTGGTCAACCTCAAGAAAATCAAGGGCCGTCTGAGATTGAAATGAAGATGGCGGAGTGGCGTGCAAAAATGGATCAACGAGCCGAAGAGTTCCGTATGAAAATGGAACAACGCCAAGCCGATGCTGCTCAAGCTCGCGCTCTCAAAGATACCGCTGCCGCTGCCGCTATTGCCTTGAAGGGCGCTTCATATCAAGCGCAACAGGCATCCATTAGAAGTTCTCTATGATACCAGCAAATACACAAAAAACGCGACTTGAAAAATTCAGAGATGGAGATGGCCCCGCACGTCTTTCTGCACTGCTCAAAGACCCAGTGATGGTTGAAGCTCTAGCGATTATTGAAGAAAAAACTGAGCCTAACGACTCGATTCTGACTGGCCTTGTGCGCGATTACAAGGCGGAAGCTCCTATGGTTATCTCTATGATCCACGCCGGACAGGCTGGTATTCGTCGCACGTTGCGATTGTTGAAAGCGTTGGCATTTAGACCTCAAGCTGACAACCAACACATGGACGCATTCACTCTTGAAGCGTACAGCCACATTGACGAAAAATATCTCGAACAGACTCATCAGTAAAATATATGGACACCGAAAACACACAGCCACCAGAATACGACGCAACAGCAGAAGCTCAAGCCATGTGGGATCGCGCCCAATCGTTCCTTCCAAAAGAGGAAGAAAGCGCCAAGGTTGAGGAGAAAGTTGCACCCACTGATCCAGAGCCATCCAAGGAAGATGTGAAGCGTGATGAGCCAGGGGAAAAGATCGAGGAAGTCACTGAAAACGATCTTCCAAAAGGATCTAAAGCTACTCCTGAAGCCATTTCCACATGGAAGGACATGAAGGCTGAGTTGAAACAGCTTCGTGAAGAACGCGACAGCTTGAGGAACACGCTTCCTGAAAAGGACAAGACTGTTCAGGAGAAGATGATCGAAATCGAAGAGATGCGGAAAAAAATTGCCGAGTTTGAGGGCAAGGATATTTCCGCATACGAGAGACGCATTTCTGAGATGGAATCTAAACTTGGTGAGCATGAGCAGTTCCGCTCTATCCATGATGTTCAGAACTCCACCGCCTACTATGAGTCCATCCTCGAACCTGCTGCCGCTATTGGTCAGGCAATTGAAGTGCTGGCAGGCGCAAATGACGTTGATGCAAAGACGCTTCAAGGCGTTTTGGAGATTAGTGATCCTATTGAGCAGCGTAAAAAGCTGCGCGAAGTGACTGAAGGCTGGCACCCAACAGATGCTGCTGAACTCATGGAGCATGCTCGCAATACTCAAACGCTTCTCAGGAAGTCGTCCGAGATGCTTGAGAATGCTGACAGGGCTAAGCAAGAGCTTTCATTCATGGAGCAAGAGAAAGCTCGCAGAGCTAAAGAGGATGAAGACAAACAATTCTCGTCTGCTACCGAAGCTGCAAATAAGCTGCTCCAAGAGAAGATTCCATTCCTCAAGGATAACAAAGATCTCATGGAGGCAGTCTCAAAGGCTGAGATCAGAAAAGACCCTGCTAGCATGGCTGTAGCAGCGCGTGCAAGCGTGATTCTTCCACATTTGTTGCGTCAGCTTGACGAACGGAATGCCAAGATTTCTGAGCTTGAGACTTCGCTGAAGTCGCGCATTGCAGCTTCACCGCGTCCTTCTAGCACTTCTACGCCTGCGAGCACGAGCGATAACCTGCCTACTGGCTACGACATGGATTCGATTATGGCTCGATTCCAAGCGCACCAGCGGCAAGGGTGATGCTTACGGCATAATAATCAACGGCGCATCGTCAGGTTTAACTTCCTGATTTTGCTTGTTGAGAATATGAAGGTCTTCAACAGTTGCCCTTTTCTTGAAGTCGCGCACCTGAAGAAGCGCCTGCGTGATTCGCTGCATCATGCCAACGAATGGCTCATGCTCGTCTTCTGACTCAAATACGGGAGATTTGAAGCCTGCCACTTGACCTGTTTCGTCGTTTCCAATAACGAGTTGTGCCTCAAAACGGGAGTTTGAGCCGACTGGCAGTTGGTCGATGCGGATGTAGATGGATGGGGTTGTCATATAGGATTGAAATGGGCAACGCCGTGGGAGCAACCAACTCGCCACGGCGTCTGGCACTAAGGGACACATGAAAACAAAACCTTGTGCGTGAGAAAACATCGCAGATGGATTTGGATTCGTCAAGAACCTCTTGAAGAGAGAGCGATCCTGGGTTAAAAAAGCAATGCCGCTGGAATTGGCGTTCCGAGCGGCATCTATCAACACAACTAAAAGAACTAGTCATGCAGAATGAAATTATTATCACTGATGGGGCCGATAAGGTCAAGAAGAAGCGTTGGGACACCCGCGAAGATGGTAAGGTCTTCTGGGGAATGAGAGGAGATGGCCGTGAAATATGGCTACCCATGGAAACCGCCAAGAAGCGGCAGGCAGATTCAGATCGTCGCAATGACGAGTACAGAAAGCGCAAGTTGGCAAAAGCTGTTAAACCGGAGAATCCTCGGAAACGTGGGGAGACGCGGGATGATGGAATGATCTTTTTCTCGTATTCCAATGTCGGCAGTGAGGTTTGGGTGACTACTAACGAGTTTAAGCGACGTTGTGATAAACAGACTCAGGCTAGAAAGAGGTACGCCAAGGATAATGTAGAGGCTGAGAGGTTGAGAGCAAAGAAATGGCAGGAGGAGAATCCTGAAAAATTTAAGGCGTCTCATCGAGCCAGCAGAGAAAAATACAAGGAGAAGCGTTATCAAGCCACTCGTGATTGGAGAGAGCAAAATAAAGAACACCTGCAAGCATATAATAAGGCCAACAGGGAGCGTAATCGGAAGAATTTAAGGGAATGGGTGAAGTCCAAATATGCCTCTGATCCAAAATACGCTTTGATTATCAAGGCCCGTGGATTGATGCGCTATGCATTTAATCGTCTAGGATTTAAGAAGACCACAAAAACAGCAGAGTTGCTTGGGTGTGATTGGGAAACATTCAAACAACATATTGAATCTCAGTTTTATGGAGAAATGACGTGGGAGTCATTTCAGCAAAAGAACCATATTGGAACATCCATGGTTGAGATTGATCATATTATTCCAATCTCTTCTGCCAAGACAGAGGAAGATGTGATAAAGCTTTCACACCACACGAACCTTCGACCTATGTGGTGGTGGGAGAATAGGGAGAAAAGGGATAAAATGCCGCACTCCGCATAATTTCAGTAAAATAATCTTGACTGTTGAGCTTATGGTGCCATCATCGCCATGAGCTAAAAAGCGTGTATCAACGCTCCTAGGAGGCTCTCTAGGTGAAATGGTGACTGAGCGCCCTACACGGGGCAAACCCAGCAATGGGGCATTCCAGGCTCAAGAATGGAAGTAGAACAAGCGTCATGGCATTCAGCCAATGGCATCCTCTTGTTCAAACAAACAACCCGTTCCAACACCCGCCTAATAGGCAAAACAACTAAACTCACCTAAGACTATGGCATGTACAGATATTAATCAATTTCTGGAGTCTGAGAGCCAAAGAATCGTCGATGATCCTTCCGAGAAGCAATTCATCAGCAATCCTTGGCAGAACGACTCTATCGTTCCGCGTTCCCGCTGGCCCAATGGTATGGGCGATACCCCGAACTTCCTGACCTTTGAGCGTGCGATGCCGTACGGCTCCGATGTCTCGTTCACCACCTACGGCTTCAATGACGGCGGTAGCGGTGACGAAGGCGGTTCTTGCCAGCCTCCTGTGTCCACAATCTATCCTTCGCAGACTCGTCGCTCGATGGAACTCAAGATTGCGGCTGTCGAAAGCCCTCCCTTCTGTATCGAAGATGCTCGTATGAGCTACAACATCGTTCAGCAGGCTGCTGCCTTCATCCGTAACCTTCGTGGATACTCCCGCTACCTGTGGGAAAATCAACGCCGCGATCAGTTCACGTCCATCTGCTCCAACAAGTACGTCGCTGACGCTGGCCTTACGGTCAACTCCGCTTCGTTCGCCACTGGAACGATTGGCACCCTGAAGCGCGAGATGCTTGATTACATCCGCTACAGCCTCATCCGTAATGGAGCAGACATTCAGAACGGCCTCTCCGTCAACAAGATGGGTCAGCCTCTTCTGCCACTCGTCCTCTCCGATGAAGCTCAGCAGACTCTCGCTACCGATGGCGTGACCATCCAGAACATCCGCTGGGACTCCGAAAAGGTCCGTGCGCTCAACAATGCCCCTGGTTCCTTTGACAGCCTCAACGGCTTCAAGATGACCATCGACATCGCTGCTGCTCGCTGGAATCTTGTCGGTGGTGCTTGGGTGCGCGTTCCCTTCATGCTCCCTGCTACCAACAAGGGTGATCCTGCGAACGTCAATCCAGCCTACTTCACGGCTCAATACGAAGATGCGATCATCGCCACCAAGCAGGTTGTGAAGTTTGCGATTCCTGATTCTCAGCTTTCCGCTGGGGAAATGAAATTCGCTCCTCAGGACTACCTTGGCCGATTCAACTGGATCAACAAGTATGACCGCACTTGCAACGTGGACGAAAACATTGGCTTCTTCCGTGGCAAGTTCGCCTACGGTGCTCAGCCAGTGATTCCTGAATACGGTGCAATCCTCCGCTTCCGTCGCTGCCCAACCAACTGGGTTGTGAACACCGCCTGCTCTTAATCGAGTAGAACCACTTGAGGCGGGGTTAGTCTAAAAAACTAGCCCCGCCTTTCTTGCATACACACCAAAACTCTGCTAATAGCTAATTGCTTATGAAACTCTCTTTTACCTCACCTGAAGGCTGGCAAATGCCAGAAGACGCAACACCTGGACAGCCTTTTCAAGCTGTTGGAACATTCCTCGCCGATGAAGATGGCAATCTCACTCTGACAGCCATTGATGGAACCGAAATTCCAATGATGGAAGACGACGAGATGGAGATGGAAGATGAAGGAGTTGAAGTCGAAGTAACGATGCCTGAAAAAGAAATGTCTGAAGAAGAAGACATGATGGATCGCGCTAAGAAAATGGGCGTCTTCAAATAAACATCTCATCTTATGAGGCCAGCATTTTCTGATGAAGTAAACGCAATGGTTGTCTTCGTTGCCGGAGACACATGGAATGGATTTCCGTCCATCACCGTGTCCAATCGTATTGCGCCTGGAGATCTGGCCTCAGTTAAGATGGCATTCAAGCTCAACCCAAAGAGCACAATGCCAACGCTGGAACTCACCAGTGGCAATGCAGACATCACCATTAGTGATCCGGTGAATTGGGTATTCACCATCAATCCAGGTCGATACGAATTGCCAATTGGGCAATATGTCTGGCAGATTGAAACGACTGACGACAGCACTCCATCAGCTTATGTCGAAACATTGATGGAAGGCATCGGAGAAGTGCTATCCAACTACACGACCACAACCTGATGAGCCAGACAAATATTTCCGTTAATTCCACGCTTGGTCCAACAATTGAAGTTCTGAGTGACGGAGGCATTGTAATCAATGTTGCCACTCCTGTCAGTGGAACTGGAGATGTGACTGGTTCAAGCTCTTCTGCGGATAACCAGATTGTCCGCTTCAATGGCATAAGTGGAAGAATCATTCAGAACTCTGGAATCACGATTGCTGATGGAGTATCAGGCGCATTATCAGGAACGAATACAGGTGACGTAACAATTGGAACGGCAAACGGCTTGTCCATTGCTGGTCAGGCATTGAGCCTTGGAACCTCCTCCGCATCAACCACGGGCGCATTGACATCCACCGATTGGAGCACGTTCAACAGCAAGCAGCCTGCTGGAAATTACATCACGGCACTAACCGGAGATGTCACTGCATCTGGCCCTGGTTCTGCTGCTGCCACACTTGCTTCAACGGCTGTAACTCCAGGAGCATACACACTGGCAAACATAACGGTGGATAGCAAAGGGCGCATCACATCTGCTGCCAATGGGTCTGCTGGAACCGTTACAAGTGTTGGCATCACTGGAACAGATGGCATCCAAGTTGATTCAGGATCGCCAGTAACGACATCTGGAGACATTCAGCTTGGTGTTGATGCTGCCACAATGAAGACCACGCTAAATCTGGCTGGCACAAATACCGGAGATCAAAACATTTTTGGCACGTTCGCTGTTGCAGGTCAAAGCAATGTAGTGGCTGATTCTACGAGCGACACGTTGACATTGGTAGCTGGGACCAACATCACAATTACCACTAATGATGCTACTGACAGCATCACCATTAACAGCACTGCATCTGGCGGAGGAACACCCGGCGGATTAGATACTCAAGTTCAGTTTAACGATGGCGGTAATTTCGGTGGTGATTCAGGACTGACGTACGACAAAACGACAGACACGCTTTCAGCGACAAATCTGACGGTTAGCGGTCTTTCGACATTGGCTCATATTCATGGCTCTATTGCTGGAAATCTTTACGTCCATGTCAAAAATACCAGTGGAGTTACCATAGCAAAAGGAACGCCAGTTTATGCGACAGGCAGCGTTGGAGTTAGTGGAAGAATTGAAGTATCGGCGGCTGATTATACCAACTCAGCTAAGATGCCAGCTATCGGGATCACTGATACCCAATTAATCGCAAACGCAGAGGGTAACGCCGTCATAGTTGGCGAAGTCACAGGACTAGCAACTAACAGCTACGCAATCAATCAAGAGCTTTTTGTTGGAACATCCGGACTGCTTGGAGCACTGCCAACAACGGGAGAAGCCCAATCAATCGCTGTTGTTTCTCGCGCTCATGCTTCCACTGGCATCATTGTTGTTAATTCTCAGGCTAGAATAGCAAATGGATCAATAACTAACGCAAGGTTGGCCAACATGGCTGCTAACACGATCAAAGGTCGTGTTACCGCATCAACAGGCGCTCCTGAAGATATTACGCCAGCTTCGCTAACCGAAGAAACGGCACCGGCAGCAGGAGATTTCTTGTTAGGCTGGGAATCAGGAGGCGGCATTCGCAAGTTTGACGTTGGTGATTTGCCAGGAGGAGGCGGAACACCTGGAGGAGTTAACACCGAGTTGCAATTCAACAACTCAGGAGCCTTTGGAGGTGCGGATATTCGTTGGGTTGATCCATATCTGGAGATGCCAATTGATGGAACCGTTGCGACAAGGGCAAAAATTGGAATGCAGTCTGGAGCCGATAATGGCTCTTATACAGCTAACGCTGGAAATTTACTAACATACGGTGGCGACGGTGGATCGACACCACAAAGTCCAGGAGGTGGTTCTGGCGGCGCTGGTGGAGAAATTAGAACGTATGGCGGAAACGGTTTTACAAGTGGCGAGCCTGGAGGTGACTACAGTGGAGGTACCGGCGGTTACATTCACACATATGGAGGAGACGCAACAGATGGATTAAATGGTAATCCAGGTGGCTATATTAATACGAGCAATGGCGGAGGAAATATTGATACCAGTATTAACGGAGGATCAATTATAACAACAGGCACAGGTTCAATTGGGTTTGGTGGACCATCTACTCGCACAACTCTCAACGGAACAGCCACATCAAACCAAACCATATCTCTACCAGACGCCTCTGGAACTTTACTCTTACAGAATGGCGCACTTGGAACTCCATCTAGTGGAACACTTACGAATTGCACAGGATTGCCCATTGCTGGCGGCGGCACAGGTCAAACAACCGCAGTCGCTGCATTTGATGCACTCGCGCCAACCACGACAAAAGGCGATCTTATTGCTCACAATGGCACCGATAATATCCGAGTTGCTGTAGGTGCTACTAACGGCCATGTGCTTACGGTAGATAGCGCCGAGGCAAGTGGAATCAAATGGGCTGCGGCAAGTGGTGGAATTGCCCCATTATTTGCCTCCAAAACTGACACTGAGACTCTAGCCGCAGCGGCTTGGACAGATATTACCGGTCTAAGCATTGCATTTCAGGCTTTAAATATCACGCAAAAAATCTCAGTTAGAGCGTGTTTAAACGCTGGAAATCCAACTACGGCAATTATTGGTTTTAGATTAGTAAATGAAGATGGTGTTCTTCTTCAGGGCGCTGCTTCTGGATCTCGTTTGCAATGTCACGCATTTGTTTACGGAACAGCAGCCTCAATTACTACACCAGTCACTTTTGAGGTGGTATTTACACCTGGAACTATCTCCTTAAGAAATTACAAAGTTCAGTGGTTTAGGTCTGGCTCTGGAAATGTTTATATCAATCGAACCTCAGCTGATGTAGATAGCAATTTGTATCCTCGAACTGCATCAACCCTGTTTCTTCAATCTTTCTAAATATGGACCTTAGCCTAGCAATTGCTTACGCATACCCTTCAGCCGAATGGAGCCTGTCTGGCAACGACTACGACACGCTTATTTGGCACGGCCCTGGAGAAAAACCAACCTTGGCTGAATTGCAGTCAGCGTGGGATTTAAAGCCAGCAGAGCCGGTTGTCGTTTCATTCCGCTCTTTGGCATTTGCACTTCTGCAAACTGGACTTTACGAGCAAGTCAAAACTGCCGCTTTAGCAACTCCAGAAGGAGAAATTTGGTGGAACACGGCGCAAAGCACTACAGTCCATCGCGATCATCCATTTGTGATTGAGCTTGGTGCTGCTATCGGTCAAACACCTGAGCAGTTGGATGCCATTTTCGCATCGGCATTGGCTTCTCAGTGAGAATTGAATTTTGATTGATTTGTGAATCAAACGCTACAAGGTATCAACAATGCCTGGACAATTACAAACACTGTCGGTTCCGCCTCCTGTTAGCGTTCCAACGCTGCTGAATGCTATTCGTGTGGGATTGGTAAACCTTAATAATCCAGGAACGATCACTTATGATCCACTGGCTGTTCCGCCGCCTCCAGTGAGCGAGCAGACGCTTTACTACGCCATCTACAATGCAGCAGGAGGAGAAATTCAATCCTAATTATGGCTGGCGTTCCACAGACATTGCAGATACCACCACCTGTGAGCATTCAAACGATGCTTTACAATACCTATTTGCAGATTATTGGCGGTGGAAATGCGCCATTTGTGGGACCGCTTGATGCTTTGGTATCGCAAGGAGCGACATTTTTATATGTCGGATCAAGCCAGCGGCTGTTAACCAGTTACACTGGGCCACTTTGCAGGTTGCAAGGCAACGGAACCGGAAGTCCAGAGGCTGATATTGGGTATCTAGCCAATGGCAAAATCGACCTATCAGCAGTGGCAGATATTGCAGCGCAATCTGGCGGAACAGCAGCGTTTGGCGTGACTTGGTATGGTCAAGCTGGCGGAAGAAATGCAACGCAAGCGGCAGCGGCTAGCCGCATGAAGTTTAGCACCGCCATGAATGCCAATGGCGGATGGGGAGATGGCGTGCCAGCCGCTACTTGGATGGATCTTAATTTGGGAACTATCAGTTTTCCTTTTTATGTTTCTGCGGTGGTTAGGACCAGTGTCCTTGGCACAAGACCGCTATTAGGAACCTCTGCATCATCTTCAAATCGCTTCATGAGAACTAGTGGCGGTGCCATGCAGCAAAATTGGGGTGGGACATCCATGAGCGGCACTGCATTAGAAGTGGCCGATGGTCTTCACGTTTTGGGATATTTAGCCAATAGTGCGTCATCAAAACACTTTTTGGATGGGGCGTTGCTTTTAACCGGCAACCCAGGAACAACTCAGACATCCATGATTAGTGGCCGTATCGGATCAGACAATTTTAGCCGGTGGCTAAACACAGCAAACACGGCTATTTTTGAAATGGTCATATTCTCAATGGACCCAACGGGCCTTGCTGGATGGAGCGCCTTTCAAGCTAACCAATTGGCACGCTATTCATAATGATCATTTACGTTCCATCTTCTGCCGCTGAAGCATTAAGCCGAGAGCTTTGGGCATTGTCGCGTCCGAGCACTATTAGCCAGCCGGGTGACACCGAGTTCATGTTCGGATGGATTGATGATGTCGTTGGTCAGCGGTGGATTGAGGTGCATGACGACTTCTCAATCATCATTCATCCAGACGCTGAGCTTGGCGGCATCGCTGACATCCTTCAACCGTGGATCGACGCTGGTGATTTGCCAAGTGACACGAACGCGCAACTAGCCGCGATCCTTGATTCCAAGCGCGGTCAACGTCTGGTCGTTTACGACGCTTTCCCGCAGCTTTTCAAAGACATGGGCAAGACCTACGAGCAAATGGTTGCCTCAGGGTTGCTTGAGGAACAAAACTAATTCACAAACCATGAGCCACGACGAATCTCTCGCCATTGACGAACTTCGCAAAACCATCCGATGGCTCATTGGTGGCGTCATTGGACTTTTAAGTGGTGCCGCTGCCGTGGGCGGATGGGTAGCAACGCAAGAAGGCCGGATCTCTAGTCTTGCTGAGGCGGACAAAATCTCCAGCAC